ACTAAAGGCGCTCAGCTGGTATCATGCGCACCGCTTTGGGAAGATGCCGGAGTGGTCGAACGGGACGGATTCGAAATCCGTTGTGTCAGCAATGGCACCTAGGGTTCAAATCCCTATCTTCCCGCCACATTCAAAGCTTTAAGCCCCTGAAATTCCTAGAGTTTCGGGGGCTTTTGCTTTTCTAGGGCGCCTCAGTGTCGATAAAGTGTCGAAAATCTGAGACCGGCCCCAGCCTCACAGCGTCCTGCAAGTGATCCGGAGCCAAGTGCGCATAGCGCATGGTCATAGCCAGCGACGTGTGACCCAGAATCTTTTGCAGCGTGAGAATGTTCCCGCCCTTCATGATGAAGTGGCTAGCGAACGTGTGCCGCAGAACATGCGACGACTGGCCAGCAGGCAGAGTCAGCCCCGAAACCCCTAGCGTTTTGTCGAAGCTGTTGATGCAGTTGGAGAACAGGCCGTGCGCCTTGAAATGTCGCTGAATGGTCAGCTCCAGTTCCTCAGCGATCGGAATTGAGCGCGTCCGCTTGCCCTTGGTGTTCACGAAGGTGACGCGCTGATCACGCACACGATCAGGCGTAAGCGCCTGAGCCTCACCCCATCGAGCACCCGTAGCCAGACAGATCAACGCCACCATGGCGACGTGAGGTGTCTTACAACGCTTATGAATGGCTTGGAAAAGGGTCTCTATCTGATCAGTGGTCAGGTAAGACAGCTCCTTTTCCTGAAGGCGAAGAGGGCGGACGCGGGCGAGGGGATTGGCATAGTCAATCTCGCCCAGGTGGCGCAGCACGTTGAACACCGAGCGGAGATAGCCGAGCCGGTTATTCAGCGTCTTAGGATTAGCGCCTTCCTTGAGGGCCTTGGCACGGTACTCAGCATATTCGTTGCCGGTCATCTTCACCGCCACGGGATTACCGAGAGCATCGGCAATGCTATCGAGCAGACGGCGCCGTTCCGGGCCATCGGCGAGGGTGGCCGAGTGGAGGTCAGCCCAGCGATCAATAAGCTGTTTCAGCCTCCGCTTGTCCTTAGGCTTCGGGGACCACTCGGGGGAGTCAATAAGCTTGGTGCGGCAAGTGGCTTCGAAGCGTAGCGCCTCGGCCTTAGTCTTGAATGTCTTGCGGAACCGCTTACCTTTGACAGGCTCAATGTCGACCTTCCAGCGGCCGTCTGGCAGTTGCTCAATAGCCATCTAGACAGCCATCCCGAACCGGACTTTTCGTTCTTCCAGGCGCTCGGCAATCATCTTGAGAATGTCCTGATTGGTCATGTCGCGGGCGGCATAGTGATCTTTCATCGTCGGCCAGATTGGCAGCTGCCGGATGGCCTTAAAGCCCTTCTTTGCGTCGACACCCTCACGAGCGAGAAGCGAAATTAGGCCGCCCATGACGATGTCGATAGCCTTTCCCGAGAACCCCCGAGCCGTCTTGTACTGGCGCTTGTAGAAGGTCTCATCCAGCAGCGAATCAACCTCAGATTGGACTCGAACGTCATCACGGCAAAGCTGCCAAAAGGCGTCCAGCACACCAGGGCGGGACATGAGCCGGAAGTTTTGCAGGCCATACCGCCACAGGCCGTCGAGATGCGGGACCAGCTCGGCAAAGCTGGTGGTATTGAGGAAATCGCCGGAATGGACCGAGCAGCTACCGTGGGCGAATTGCTGCACTACGGAGTGGTGATAGCGAAGCTCCAGACGCCATACCGGAGCGTCGGCGTCATAGTTGGCAGGGTCCTGATCGTCGAAGCTGTCACGACGCTTCCAGACGCTTTCCCAGTAGTCGAGCTTGTCTATCGAACGGGCTTGCAGAGTTTTGTTGTACAGCGCGAGCTGGACGCCACCAGCAGAGCCGAACATGAAGGACTGGCCACGACCATACACGGCCGAAGTCTCGTCCCAGCCGAAGGACTGGATACCATCACGGCGGCGCTCTGCCTGCGCCTTGCAGTGCAGGCGAGCCACGAAGTCAGCGGGCGGGGTCCAGCCTTGGAAATCGAGGGCGAGGTGCACGGCGCATTGGTTGCGCTCGACATGGTGCAAGGACGCAGCAGCGAGAAAGTCGAGCTGTTCCTGTAGACGCTCAGGCGAACGGCCGTCGATAGCGTGCGGCGACACTTCAATCTTGAGGTGCGAGCCGATGGCGTACGACTTCACGTTGTGATTCTTCAGCAGCAGGATCAGACCGAGGTCGGCATTCTGGAGCTTGTACTGGTAGCCAGAGTCACGACCGACGCGGGACATGTGGAAGCGGTAGCCGGCGAAATCGACCATGCCCGGCTTCTGATCGAACATCGCCAGCACCTCGGGGCGAATCATGCCCCGGTAGAGCTGGCGGACGGTATCGACGCCACAACGGAGCAGGCGAACGCCTGACAGATCGGTGAACTTGGCCAGCTTGGAATCAAAAAAGAGCCGGCCCACGCTGTCTTCCAGTACCTGGCCATCCTGCTGCATCACCAATCGAATCTGATCCTTGAGCTTTGCCATTTTCTCGATTTCCTATTGCTGAATACTGCTGCGTATTGCTGTCGCTTAATTTCGATTCATAGACGTGCTACAGGGACGTCTCAGCGAGGCTATTGGGCGCCTCGCTCGCTCCTTCGCTCTGAACCGAGCCGCTCGTCGCTCGCTCAACGCCAAGGCCGGGCGGCATATTCGCTATCGGGCACAACGGTCACTCTCACCCCGCCTGATGAGCTGGCAGGGGCTGCAGTTGTGGCGACAGGTCGGGTTTCGGCTCGGGAGGGCCGTTCAGGCGGCTTGCCACCGGCACAGATGGCGGTGCCCTCGAATCCCATCGGGTGGTGGATGTCGGCAAAGCAGGTACTGCGGACGCGGATCAGGTAGCCGAGCTGGTAGAGGTCGGCAAAGGTCTGTCGCAGCACCGCCCCGCTGTCGTCGATCACATCAATCTGGCCGAGCTGGATGGGCTTGCCATCACGCTTGGCATTGATCACGCCACGCAGAACGAAGGAGCGACCGGCAAAGGGATGGTTGTTCAGGACAGGAGCAGGTACAGCGCTTTCCCGGTCAGCCACATTAGGAATACGAAGAGCAGCAGACGGGGAATCAGCAGTTTTAGGAGGCGCCACAACAGGCGCAGCGGGGTCAGAAGCAGGCGGAGTGTCGGGCGGAGCCATTCCCGCAGGGCCGAAATCAACGCCGCCGAGAGATAGCAGGCCGACAACAAGAAGGGCCATAAATGCCAGGAGAGCCAGTAGCTTAGGCGACCGGAGGAGGCTTTTACCGGCCTTGGTGTCTTGGGTAACGCCGGTGGCGGTGGATTGGTAGAGGCGGAAGGTGTCGGGCTTGATGCGCTTGTATTCGATGACCGTGCCTTCCATGGGCGGGCGGTTAACTTGGGCGTCATGCTGGGCCTCCTTGTAGCGACCACTGATGCCGATCACGGCGAGGTTGGAGTGTTTGTAGGCCATCTCGCAGGTCATGCGGATGTCGTCGCGGATGTAGGCGATGTTGGGGGTGGTGAGGACGATGTCCCAGTTCCAGTGACGGTGACGGGTCCATCCGTCGAGCCAACTCATGGGGCGGTCAGCTTTGGCGGCTGCTTCGGGGCCGCCGGGGAAATCGAAGCGCTCGAGGTCCCTTTCGCGCCACGCCTTGGGAAACACAAGCTGGGTTTCGTCGAAGATGATGAACGCGCCACGAGGTGCCCACTGGAACCAGGTGCGCATACGCTCCATATCGTCGAGCGATTCCAGATCGAGGTTGATGATGTCCACCGAGCTGGGCAGCTCGGGCATGACCTGCAGCACCCGCTCCAGGGTGAAGCCACGGACATTGGTGATGATCAGGCGCCCCTCTTTGAGCGCCGGCACCGCGTCATCCTGAATCGCGCCGGAGGTCTTGTAGGAGCCATTAGGGCCGTGATGAATCTTGATCGACATATCAGCGCCCCAGGAACGGTACGAACTTGAGGACGAAGCGGGTCGAGAGCGCCGAGAAGATGATGTTCAGCGCTTGGGGGATGCCGAAGAACGAGAGGGTCGAGGCCACCTCAGCCGGTAGGCCGGACCACTTGGCGCGGATGGCCTCGGATACGCCGATATCGGAGAGGATGCTTTGTGCCGCCGAATAGGCCACGTCGAGGGCCATGATCTGCACGGAGATCCACGAGTAGATGGCGACCTTGGTCAGCAGTACCAGAACCTCTTTGACGAAGAGGTAGATACCACTGGAGAGGAAGTCCCAGATCCACTGGAAGAAGCTCAGGATGTTGTCGAGGAAGCCGGCAATCCAGTCCATAAGGTCACCCCAGGATGATGAGAGCGGCCAGCGCGGTGGCGGCCAGGAGAATGGCGAAGCGCAGATAGCTCAACGGCTCGGAGAAGCGCTCCAGGCACATGTCGAGGTTCTGGGTGGTGGTGCCGATGGTGACGGGCACCTGTTCGCAGGGCAGTGATCCGCCGCTGCTACCCAAGTTGAGGTCGAACACGCCAGAGAAAGTGTTGGCGTACTGATCGACCTTTTGCTGCAGGGTGGTCTCGGCGGTTTCGATCTTCTGATCCCACTCGCTGTTGGCATCGTTGAAGTTGCCTTGCTCACCTTTGGCAAGGGAGCGACTGGGGCCGGGAATGCCTTCCTCTTCCTGCTCTTCCTCTTCTTCGCCTTTGTCCTCGCCGTCTTCTTCCTCGGGCACGCAGCCATTACCGGTGCACTCGGTTTCGGTATCCCCGGGCGAGCCATCGGGATTGGTGCCTTCGTTCTTGGTTTCGTTCTTGGTGGTGGTGCTGCACTTCGACAGCCCCTTGCAGGTGGTGGTCGTGGTGCTGGTGTTGGTGGTGGTGTTTTTCGAGCCGTCCGGGTTGAGCGTCACATCGGTGGTTTCGGTGACGGTGGTTTCCTTGCCATTGGGGGATGGCGTGGCGACGTTGCACACCATGGCGCCGGCGCCGTATTGGCAATTGAGCTTGCCGGGCTCGCGGTATTTGTTGGTGCTGACACAGCGACGCGAGGAGGTGCCGTCAGCATTGGTCACCCAGTTGTCGCAGGACTTGTCGGAGAAGTACTCCTGCTGCGGTGACATCGGCGGCTTGGTCGGCGGCTGATCGAAGTTGGAAGGGTTGGTGGTGCTGACGGTGCAGGACACACCGTTGCCCTTGTACTTGAAGGAGCCTTCGATTTCGTCGCCCTTGCGCTTGGAGCCGAAGGCTTCGAAGGTGTGGGTGTATTGGCAGGCGTTGCTGCAGATCGCGATAGGCGGATCAGTGTCGGGGTTACCGTCCGCGCCGAGGTTGCGGAAGGTGTGGCCGTGGTAGATGACCTGGCCAACAGTAGGCAGGCACGGATCGCCCTCGCATTTTCCGTTAGCTGGGTTGAAGGACGTTCCGGGGGGACAGGCTGTACCGACGCGTTTAAGGGTAGATGAGCCATAACCTACATCAGAGCCGGCGGAGTTGATGCGGCGGATGTAGCAGTCAAACACCGTGGAGTTGGTGTTTGAGCGAAAGCCAGAGTTGGAGGCTATGTAGGAGCTGGCATAAACGGCTTTAGCCTTTGCCAGGTGGTAATCACAACCGGCTTGGGCAGATTCGAACCTTTCTTCGGTATGGACGTTGCTGCGCCACCAGTAGTACTCCTCTGTAGCACTGGCAATTGGCGAGGCAAGGACAAGCAAAAGAACGATAAGGCTACGCATGAAAGAACAAGGGGCCTTTCGGCCCCTCACCTCCCCAGTCAGAAGAACTCGCCGATTCGAAAGCCGGTGATAAATGCCCCGGCTATGAAGGCGCCGAGCATCACTGACCAGAGCACGGCTTACGCCTTACGGAGCATGCCGAAGACCACACCGGCGCAGGCCAGCACAGCCAGCGCCAGGGCTACGTAGCCGGCCACGGTGCCAGCGGAGGTCCCGCCGGCGGTGATCTGGCTTTCGATACCGCTGATATCGATCGGGATCGGAGCGGCCATGGCCTGACCGACCGAGAACACGGCGATACCGCCGACCAGGGCAGCGTTGCGAACAGCGGTGGTGAAGCGGGTAGAGAGTTGTTTCATTGGGTGTTACCTCATGCGTCTTAGGATGGATGCGACCATTCCGCCGGAAAGGCCGATTGCGAATACCAGCAGCGTTCCGCCAAAACCGATGGCGAAGGCCTCTGGTGAAAATCCGCCCGAGACGAGGATGTCGACATAGCCGGCCGCCTCGGGCGGAATCAGGTAGGCCTGG